ATGAAATTACCGAAGCCTCGTAAGCGTGGTGAAGCTTTTTATATTGAGATCATGATCAATGGCAAGCGCTCATCTGCAACTCGTGATACCGCAAAAGAATGCGAGCAGTGGGCAGCGCAAAAAATGCTTGAGGCAAAAGCAAATCAGCTTGCTGAGGATTCGGGTGTAAAGCATCACTATCCATTCAAAACACTTTTTCATAAATATTATGATGAACAGGGCCGGAAGCTTCGCGGATCCAAATACGTCAAAGAACAATTAGCGCCGTTTGATGAAAAATTTGGTGCACTGGCAGATATGTCTATTCATGAAATTTCACCAAAACATTTAACCACCTGGCGCAATAAAAGATTAAAAGAGGTTGGTGCAAATACGGTCCTTCGTGAGATTGCGCTTTATTCATCTGTATTCAGTTATGCGGTTAAAGAACTATTTCTATTAGATAACAATCCATGGATGGGTATTAAGAAACCGGCTAAACCGAAAGCGCGTAATCGACGTATTCGTGATGAAGAAATTCAGCTTATTTTAGAGGGTTTGAATTATCGTGAAGGGCAGACACCGACATTACCAGAACACTATGTTGCTTGGGCGTTTCTATTTGCATTAGAAACTGCAATGCGCCGTGGTGAAATCCTAGGCATTGCAATGTCAGAGATTTACGATAGGCATGTGCATTTGCCTAAAACCAAAAATGGCGATGCTCGTAATGTGCCACTGACGAAAAAGGCTTTAGCTTTGTTGGATCTGATTGAGCATGAAGGGGATAAGTTGATTCCTCAGAATGAGAATGCTTTCAGATTGATGTGGGAACGCCGTAAAGCGAAAGTAGGGTTATCAGATATCCATTTTCATGATACGCGCCATGAAGCTATCACTCGTTTTGTGAATAATCAGAAACTACCGGTTGAGGTGCTGGCCAAGGTGACAGGTCATAAAAATATTAAAGTCCTGGTGAATACCTATTACAACCCGGATGTTGAAGATATTGCAGATATGATGGATGCATAAAATAGAGTTAAGTTGTGGAACTTTTATGTTTCACGCTATTGTTTAATTATAGCAAATGCTATAATTTGACTATGGGCAGGGTTTATCTTGTCTCTTGTTGTATCCGAAATAAGGAATTTAAAATGTACACCATCACTGTTTTTCGACAATGTTAAGTCTTAGTTTGCTTTATCTAAGTTCTGTTGATTTAAGTGTTATATGTGAGGTGGATTATGAAAAATTATAATGCGATGGATATCGCAAATTATATTGTTGAGTATGCGAATAACGCTTTAGGGAAAACAAACTTAACTCCAATTAAACTTCAAAAAATTATGTATTATGTTTATGTTCAATGTTTAGTTAAACATGATATTAAAATTTTTAAAGAGCCAATCGAAAAATGGAAATTCGGACCAGTAATTAGTGATGTTTATCACAGTTTTAAAGTGTATGGCACTAGTCATATTGATACTGTGGTTAATCGTTATGAATTCACCGATAAAATAGATGGTGGCTTTAGCTTTGAAGTTATATCTTTTGATAAATCTGAAATTGAGAAAAGTCCATTTATTTCTGAAATTCAATCGACTGTTAGACAGCTGATTGATAAGGGTCCTTTTGAATTAGTGGAAATGACACATAGAGAAGATCCATGGAAGACTTTTGAGCCTAATATCTTAAGAGGTGAAAAATCTTTGTTTTACTCTGATACAGAAATAAAGCGTTATTTTGCTAATCGTGCAGTAATCTAATAAGGAAATAAAATTGCAGGGTGATATTTTAAAAACATTTATTAATCGTTTGATAAATAGCCCTGTCACTAATGATTCATTTCAAGGGTTAGCAGACATTTTTGAAGAAGTTATTAAAGTAAAAAAGTGTCTGCCTAACTTCGATATTCCATATGAAGAAATTACTGAATATATTTATGAGGTTCCTACAGAAATAAATCTTGATGATTTAGATTTAATGATGGAGGGGCTTGAAACTCAATTTGTTGACCGTTTCCCAAATAATAAAAATGGAACTAAGCATAAAAATCATAGATGTTTAAGTAAGTTTAGAACACACATTTATTTAGCTGCGGTTCAGAAAAATTTTATTAAACGAATCACTCAAGATGCACAACAAATGGCTTCCACGGCTAGAAATATTTCTAATCTAGCTAATGAAGCAGCAGATAAGGCAAAAAAATCATCTGAGCGAGCAGAATTGCTAGCTTTAAAAGCAGAAGACTTGGCAAATGAAGCTGATGCTCAAGCCAAATCCACTATTGCAAACTATATTTCTATTCTAGGTATCTTTGCTTCAATTATTTTTACACTTTTTGGTGGAGTCAATTTAATTGGTTCAACCGTAAAACTATTAGAAGTGAATTCTAGATGGCCATATTTGACCTTTGTTATTGCTCTATTAATGATTTGTCTACTTACGCTATTAAATATGCTAGTGAAGTGGATTACCTCAATGAATAATTTAAAGAAGGCATTAGATAAACAGAGAGAAGATGAAAAAATTACTAAAAATGATCATTGGTACAATCCTTTGTCATGGGACTTTTATACAAAATCGGTTTTATGTTTTTTAGTTGTTCTTGGGATAAGTTTAGGTGGTATGTATAATGTTAATAAAGAAAACTTATTTAGTGTAACAAAAGAAACTACCACTAAAAATATACCAAGCCCTGTAAATAATAAGCCAGCTAATCAGTTAAAGCCCGAAAAGGAAAATAAAGAAATCACAGTGGTTGAAAAAATTACATTATCAAATAATGTAAATGATAAAAGTACAGATAAAGACAAAAGTGAATAAAATTAAAGCCCCATTAGGGGCTTAGTTATTAATATTAATTCTTTCTACTGCGTCCGCGTTTGGCCACAGGCCTAGCAGTTAAAATCAAATTCGCTTGTTCTGGATCATAAAGGCATTTGCCACGAGTGCCTTTATTGATCCCTGCACATCGATCGCGGACCGCATCAACACTAATGCCGTATTGCTGAGCCAATTCAGAAGCGGATACCAGTTTTGGGCTTACATCCTTGATCGATACGATCTTTGCACCGCCAACCTCAGAGCCTACAAATAGCTGAGGTGCTTCTCCTTGTACAGTGATTTGAAAAACTCTCATCATGAAACCTCTCCCAAACTTTGCTTTACTGCTTCCGGTAGATATTCAAAAGCTCCCTCATCCCAATAGATATCCGTATCTTCTCCATTGGCATCCATTGAACCTTTGTGACCGCAGTTGCAACACTTAACTTCATCGCCATCATGAAATAAGCCTACAGATGCAGTTGAAAATACAATTGCTTCATCATGGCCACAGTTAAAGCAGTTTGACGCCCATTTAATTTTTACTTCATTCATGGCTACCACCTTGAGCCTTTAAATATTCCAATTTTGCCGAAGCCCAATTTGTTGCATCGTATGGACTTAAGTTATTTTCTTTGCACCAGTTCGTACACCAGAGGAATTGAGCGTGATCAAATTTCATTGACTGGCACCAATACTTCATATGCACCATTAACCCAGCCATCTTCATAATCAACATCAGGTGGAGATATTTGGACTGCATGTTTAGCAACATCTTTCCAATTCATATTATTGGCTGCCCAATCATGAATTTCATAATTGTCAGATTCAAAAAGCGGAACTGTGTCATCGTTAAGACTTTCTTCAACAGAGATATCATCAGCATCGGCATAATATGCAGCACGACTTTCAGCAATAATTCGAACTGGAACAGCCCATTTACTACCATCTTCCATTTCTACAACGTATTTTTTATCCAGAATATCCATCACGCCACCTCATAGAAGCGCTTGGCTTCTTCAATATCTTTGGTCACAATTGGCGCAGATCCTTTTTTATAGCAAATGACAAAATCCTCATACTTAAAAACATTTTCAGCTCTGCCCATATCAAACATCTGGAACATTGGTTGAGTAAACCAGTCCTGCGTATAGAACATTTTATTAATGTGTTCTTTACGGGTGCCATGCCATTGCTGAACTTGATAAAATTCATCATAAGAGTTGGCAATTTCTTCACAATAAAACATGTGATGATTTATTTTTCTGTAACGAGCAACAGCCTGTTCAGCCAATTCTTTTGATGCAGCTGGCGACTGTTTAAAAGGACTGTCATATTCAGGTCGAATAGCCACACACCATAATTTTTTAGATCCCATTACGCTGCCACCTTTAATATTTTTGGTGCCTGGGCACGTAAAGAAGAAATTAACGATTTACCCACTTTCAAATACTGTTTAAGAAAAATCGCATAGCGTTTCTGTGCTGCAGCATTCATTTTCCCAGTACCATCAATTTCAAGCGTTTCTTTATTTGCCATGCTGTAACGTACACATGCTGCATGTTTAATAATTTTAGCCTGATAGCCACCATTCAAAACCCAAGTTTCAAATGGTCCAGCGAGTTGGAAGTGAATATGTTTGGTGCCTTCGGGCTCAGTTGCCAGGTATTTAATTTGTAGATCCATTACCAACCACCGGTTTAATTAACTTCTTTGTGAAGCTTGTGTTGAATAATTTTTTTACGAAAAGTGCCACGGTTAAGACCTAGAATCTCGGCTGCTTTGGTTTGATTACCATGGCAGCGAATGAGCACTTCTTTAAGCAAAGGTTTTTCAAATTGGGCCAATGCTTTGTGGTAGGCCGAACCATGGTTTGCATCAAAAAATGAAGCAGAGAAAAGGGGTGTCATTAGCGATTCACTCCGTTGTATTTAATTTGACGAGCAAATGATTGTTCTTCTTGCAGCTGCAATTCTTTTTCAGAACTACGTTGATACACATAAGACAAGGCTATAACCGTGATTACGATTAAAAGGAATGCGCAGATATTTGAAAAAATGTTTGCAGACTTGCCGTGCATTTCTTCATACGTTGGTTCGCGGTGAAGGATTGCAGTCGTTTGACTTTTGTTATTGCCAAACTGTGGTGTTTGACTGTGTGATGGGTTTAGATTCATAATTACCTCGTAAGCTTGCAAGTGTTTACATGAAGCCCTGATCCCGTCGAAAGCATCAGGGCTTTTTAATGTCTAAAATTAAGCTGCAAATGTTCCGATACGAACTGGATTTTCAGGAAGTAAGTCGATTACTTTTTCTTTAAATTCCTGCACGATTTCATTGCAAAGCAATTCTTCTTTGACGATCTGAATTGAGAACACAGGCTTTTCATCATTTGTATTAATGATTAGGCGCAAAACGATAAGGCGTTCATCTAAGCCTAAATAAGCAGAATCATGAATTTTGAAATAAGCAGGGGTGAATTCTTCTTTTGAACGTGCTTCAACTTGCTCAAAACGAGAACGGCTTTCTGATAAATTGCCAACCGAATTATCCACAGTGACCGATGAATCAATTTTCATGTTACGAATTGCCGCTAATGCTTGAGCACCAGAAATTACATTGCCATCAGCATCGGTAATTTCTAATACGCTTACCCAGTCTTCAATAAATACAGCAAAATCACGTTGCGACAATTTACGATCTTTAAGAGAGTTTAATTTTGACCAAACGACAGTAGGCTCAAGTTTTAAATTAGCCAGGTGGTCACAATGACCTTGAGCATGGAATTCTTCAGAGTAGTTTAATACCGCCGTAGCACTTACATTTTTGTGATCAACAAATACAGGGGCATCTCCAGACTGAGCATCTAATACATAAGTTTTGAAGTCTTCAAGAGAAGGTGTATTTAGAACACCACGCGCACGATTACGACCATCTTGGTATTTTTCCAAATCCAAAACTTTATAGTTGTCATTGATGGCAACTAGATCGCCACGGCCTAAGTTTTCAACTGGTTTTGCTAGTTCAACGATTGCGTTTGCTTCTGTGTTTTCCATTTGGAATGTTCCTATTGGTGGTTAAAAAATTAAAGGGCTAAAGGGGTGCTTAAGATCTTTCGAATTCTTTAAACAATTGACTGGTGTGATTGGCAAAAATGGTGACGCTGCCATCGTTGTTTAAATACATCGGTGTTTCAGATGTAGTGTCTTCTGAGCGCTTACCTTTTGCAGTTGGCTCAACATAAGCAAGGGTGTGTGAAATGTTGACCTGGTTCGATTCACCAATACGTGCAATATCGATAGTTACTTTGACTTGGCCTTTTTTGCCGTTAGCCACTACGCCTTGAGCAACTTCTGAAATTGCGATACCAAGTTGTTGTGCAAAATTACCGCCTGATAGGTCGGCAACGAATTGGGGTGCATCGGTTTGTTTGTTTGACATGATCTTTTCCCGAAGTGGTTTTGTTGTGTACAATATAAATATACCTACTAGGTGTAATTAAGTAAAGAGGGGAACTGAATATTTTTATAATTATTTAACCTGACAGGTGTTTTTAATTTTTAAAATTATTTTTGTAAGCGAAATACAAAGGCAATAAAAAACCCGCAATTAGCGGGTTTTTTACACTTGGTGGGTGATTATTTAGAACGGTATTGAAAAGTCCACATGAAAAACAGGACCAAGCACTGAAAAGCTGGTTGTGTTGTCGTTAACCTCAATGTCTTTATAAAGTGTTTTATTTGGATTTTCGCTAACAAGCAAATAACTGCCATTAGGAGCCTTAAAAACTCTTTTAATAAGAAGTAGTCCGCCCAGGCATACAGCATAAATTGCTCCATCTCTGACAATTGAAGTCTTTGATGTATCAACAAATACCTCCGCATCATGCGGGATTATAGGAAGCATTGAATCGCCGTCAGCTTTAAAAGCTTTCACATCAAGCGGATTAATCCCACGTTTACTTACTTTTTCACTTTCTAGCATAACTACTTCTAAATTTTGTTCGTATTCTGAATTTAGGTAGCCTGATCCGCACGAAGCCCGGACATCAACATAAAGAGGGACGGGAACCAGATCTAAACCCTGCGGTGTATTTTTATCCCATATGGGTGTATTTTGCAATGCAAATTTTTCAATCAGCTCATGATTTACATCTAACTCTCCTGATTTTAAACCAAGCGCGTCTTCTATGCGTGCAGCAACATCGTCACCGATTGCTTTCGTTGGGGTTTTCCCAATATACGCACTAATTAGCGAATAGCCCATGTTCATTGCATTAGCTAGCTCTGCTCTTGAGATTTTTTTATGATCCATTAGTCGAAGAGTGTTCTCCCTTCGGATGGATGCAATATTGCTTAGCTGTTTCATTTGTTTTGATCTCCGTACGGGTATACAACACCGCATGGGTGTAAATATAAAACATATACCGCAGATTTAATATACTTGAAGCAGTCACGAAGCCATGTCACCCATCTAATTTTTATATTGCAATAGATACACCCTACAGGTATATTTGTGAGCATAAGGTGTAAAAATTGGTGTAATGATGAATTTATACTTGTTTTGGCGAGGTCTATCGGCTGAGCAAAGGAAGTCATTCTGTAAGACGGCAGGTATTGGCTACCGGTATATGGACAATCACTTAGTTCATAGAACAAAAAAACCAAGTATTAAAACCGTGGATGCAATGGTGAAGGCGAGTAATGACGCTTTAACTCATGAGGACGTAATTGGTTTTTTTATGCAGGAATCTGCAGAGAAGAGTGCTTAAAACGAAAAAACCTGACGGCGAGGTCAGGTTTTTTCAGTATTCAATATTGAGGGTAATCAAATATGAACATGCCTATTTTAACACAAAATAATCCTAAACAATCAATTGATAGTGATGAGATTTCTTTGTTAGTTGACTCTCGTTCAGACAATGTAAAGCGAGCCATTGAGCGCCTGGCAATTAAAGGTGTTATCACTTTACCTCCAATGGAGGAAAAGCAAACGGCGGGTCGACCAGCAATCGTTTATGTGTTTTCAGGTGAAAAAGGGAAGCGAGACAGCATTATTGTAGTCGCTCAACTTTGCCCGGAATTTACTGCACGCTTGGTAGATCGCTGGCAAGAACTTGAACGCAATGCCGCCCAACCTGTCATGGATCTAAATAATCCTGAATTTTTACGCCAGGCTTTACTTGGTTATACCGAAAAAGTAATTGAGCTTGAGCATAAAGTTCAAAAGCTCGAACCTAAGGCTCAGGCACTTGATGACATTGCTGCTACAACAAGTACTTTTTGTATTCGTGATGCCGCCAAGACTGTGGGTGTATCAGAAAAGGTATTTATTCAATTTCTGCTTAATCAAAATTGGGTCTATCGCTCTAAAGATGGATATAACACTTTGGTTGCATATGGCAAACGTATTAATCAAAAAGTGATGGCTGAAAAAGTCACACGTGTTATTGAAACTTCCAAGGGGCCACAGGTCTTTACACAAGCACGTATCACATCAAAAGGCCTTACACGTTTAGCGGCCATGGTTCGTGATGCTGGCTTAGTAGAAGGAGTGGCAGCATGAGCAGTTTTATTCCTAATAGCTTCCAAGTTCCAAATGCCTTTGTTGATGAAGTCATGTGTCAGATCGGTGACGTTGCTGCAAAGTTGTATTTGATTATTTGTCGTAAAACACGTGGCTGGTATAAAGAGGTTGATTCAATTTCTTTAAGCCAATTTCAAAAGATTTCAGGTAAAAGTCGCCCAACAATTACCAAGGCACTTGCTGAATTAATTCAGGTCGGTTTGGTAATTGAGTGTGAGTCTACTGTGTACGGAAATTCATTCAAATTGAATGATGATTGCGCCGTTGGATGGAAGCTTAAAGTGCCTAGTAAAAAATCTTTACTAGTAAAGAAATTTAACTACGCTAGTAAAAAATCTTTACTACCACTAGTAAAAATTCTTTACACACAAAAGACACTATCAAAAGACACTCTACAAACTAAAAAAATAAATAAAAAAAGTAAGGGTGCTTCTGAACAACCTAAGGTTGAAAAACTAAATGTTTTTGATGCAAAAGCAATTGAATTACCAGTGAGCGTAAATCGTGATTTGTGGATTCAATTTGTTGATATGCGTAACAGCATTAAAAAGCCTCTCACTGAAAACGCAGTAAATCTTTTGATTAAGAAATTGATTGGTTTCGGTGAACTTGCAAATCAATCACTGGAAGCTTCAATCATCGGAAGTTATCAAAGTGTTTTCCAGCCTAAACAACAAGCTCCAGTTCAAAACCAACAGCAGCCGCAACGCCGTCGCTTTGGCAACCAAGCCAATGAAAACCAAATGCGCACAGTGGGAGATCAAAACTAATGAACGAAATTCAATTATTTGAAAACGCTTTTGCTGTGACTTTCCCGGTTGAAGTGGCTGAAATGGTTTTAAACCGAATTGTTGATCTTCACGGCGAAGATTTCACAAAAAAATATGCCGGCTACTCAGATGAAGAATTAACTCAGTTAGCGTGCACTGTTTTGAATGGCTTAACACCTGCTGATATCGCTCGTGGTCTTGCTCGTATGAATTCCGAGGAATGGTGCCCACGGCTTCCAAAATTCCGCAGCTGGTGCGAGCAGGGTGGCGATTGGTGGACTTCGGATATGGCCTGGGCTAAAGCAATGATGTTTGAATCTGATCCTAATTCCAAAATTACCACTCTTGCAAAATGTGCACTGGAAGAGGTTCGCCATATTTTAAATGCAGAAGGCCAGAAATCTGCTCACTTTGCGTTTAGAGATATCTATCAAGATTACTTGCGCCGTGCGAAAGAGGCTGGTCGTGTTCAGGAGATGTGGGTAAAGCCAAAAGCAGCAAAGGCAATTGGTTTTGATGAAGGTAATCGTAAAGGTGTGCCATGTCCACCAGAGCTACTTCAAAAATTAAAAGGTGTGAATGCTTTTACTCGAAATGGTGATGCAGCATGAAAGATCAAAACAACAAGCCTATGGAATGGCGTGAAGTGATGGCATTGCGTTCTGCATACAACAATGGCCTTAAAACACCTGAAACACGTGAAGCATGCCGTGTTTATGTCAATGAAATGAGAAAGCGCAAAGCACAACGATTGGAGCTAAAGCCATGAATGAGCGTGAAACTGATTATGGCAAAGCTGCAGTTTTGGATCGAGGTATCGACGTACTGCTGGTAATCAAAAATACAAAGATTGCCACTTCTGCGGAAATCCAAGCTCAAGCATTACCGAATCTCTCAAAAAGAGCTGTTCAACGCTATTTGAGAAGCTTGGTGATTATGGGGTTGGTTTATACGGTTGGAAGCAATAACAGTGAATACCGGTATTACCTGAGTGGGAAAGCAAAGCAATTATTTGGGGTCCAACATGCAATTAACTAAAGAAGAATTTATTCAACATGCCGTGTTGCCTCGCAGTCAGTACAAGCGCAATTCGCTGGAAGAAATTAGCAAACGTGCTTTGAGTGAACAACTTGCAAAAGAAGTGGCTGAATTTGAGAGGCGTAAAAAGATTACTGAATTGCCTCATGGTTTTTCTTATGAGCAAAAATGTGGTGGTTTTGTTGATGCCATTTCAAATCAAAAGAGAATGGAATCAAAAAAATATCGCATGGAGGCACAGCAAGAATTGTTGATTCGATATGCACAAAATTTTGAACCGGATTGGCTTGGGCTTTCTAAAACGATAAAAGGTGTAAGCCCTTCCCAGTTACGTAGAGCTTATCAAGGGAAAGTTGAGCTTGTGAATGCATGGCCAAGAGTTAAGAAACATATCGAAGGTGTTTTGATAGGGAAAGCTGCATGACCGACATAAAAACAATGCGAGACAAGTTAAACGGATCACTTCCTTTTGCTGAAGGTGAGAATGAAGAAATGCTGCGTGAAGAATGGAATCGATTGCATACGGATATGGAATCACTGAAAGCGAAAGATGAACGGAATTATGTTGAATTTCATCGTCAGCAAAAAAAGCCTGCAATTTATGACCCTAAGCAAGTTTATTGCTGCTGCCACCTTGTAACACCAGTTAAAGATGATCGATGCACCGTATGTGGAGGATGGGATTAATGGAAGGGATCAATAAAGGCTGTCGCGTAAAAGTTGATTTTGTTTCTGAATCTAGCACTGAATTTTCAGGCAAGCGTTTCACTGGTGAAGGTGTTGTGGATCGTGTTGAAGATGGTCGCGTATTTGGTCGTTTGGATGATGGTGCACCGTTTGTATGTGGTGTATCTGATGCGGCTGTGATTGAACAGCAAGATAAGCGCAAAGAGTACGAAACTTTCTTTATGAGCCAACCTTTTTACCTGCAGTTGAAATATATCCACGGCGACAGGTTATTTGATTTTGATGTGGGGATGGGTTATCGCAATTTAACCGTTCAAGTTGGGTATGTGTGTTGGTGTAAAGAAGACAGGGAGTTTGTACTGTGAGCGAAATGAATCTTGAAGATAAGTTGTGTAAAAACCTAGAGGATAGTTGCATCAAGGCCTATAACGCAGGGCAACAATCTATGCAAGTTAAGATTGATGATCTTCAATCACAACTCAATAACATGGAGGCTTGTTATATCCAGAAGAAAAAGCAGGTTGAAGCTGTAGAGCATGTTTTGGGTTGCGCAATGATTGGGCCGAAAGAAGTTTTTATGTATGCCAATCGCATTCAAAAAGCCCTGCGAGGTGAGCATGAGAATACCAATTGAAGATGACTTGAAAAGCATTAACCATGATACGTGGGCCAATGCTGTGATGCAGTGCTCCCATGGTTATGGGTTTTGTGGGGCAGATGGTTATTGTCATGCAGACGGTGCTTGTTTTATTGATCAAGAAATGACTTTAGACCAGGCAATGCAAGAAATATTGCATTTAAGAAAAGAGCTAGATGAAACCAGAGCGAAGTGTAATCAAATCGATGCTTTGCATTTAAATCTGGTGGCTAGACTTGAACAGTCAAAAGACATTGCTCTGAAAGAAGGAAAAAGTGAGCGCCTATTTGCTTTGCGCCAATGTCTATCAGTGTTAAAGCGAGGTGCCAATGACTAAAATCCTCATCGGTATCGATACTGGTGTTCATACAGGCTTCGCCGTGGCATTCGACCATGGTGAAGGCGGTGTGCTTCAAAAGGTGGAAAGTCTCAGTATTACTCAAGCCATGCAAAGTGTTCTTGAATTTGAAGATGAGCACGATCTTAAAGACATCATGCTTTATATCGAAGATGCACGACAACGTAAATGGTTTGGTGACATGGATGCTCGTCAAGCAAAAAGCGGTGCTGGAGTACGAGAGGGCATCGGATCGGTTAAACGTGATGCGCAGATTTGGGAAGATTGGTGTATTGAACAAGGTCTTAATTTCAAGATGATTCACCCAGCGGCAAATGCAACAAAAATGAAAGCACCAGAATTCACACGTAAGACTGGTTGGACTGGTCGAACGAATGAGCATGCACGTGATGCAGCTATGTTGGTATTTAAAAGATATTGGAAGGTTTAAGGGGATGGGTATGAATGCAGTAGTAGGATCACGTAAACATTTTTCTGTAGCTATTAATTGGGCTGCTCAGCCTATCGAATGGCATTTAGAACAATATGGATCATGGTTGTTGATGGATGATCATTACACCGGTTGTTTGGGTGCATCAAGCGTGCTGGGTCATTTGATCGACACGGTGAATGGTGTATGTGTTGATAAGCGTGAACGTGTGGCACCACGATGCAAGATCAATGATACACATGCTGATGCTGTAAGTGACATGCTACTCAGCCTAATGACAAATGAGAACTTAAAAGTTCAGAAATGGCTCAAGATTGTGATTATGTTTTATGTTGAATTTAAGTCTGAAGCTACAATTGCCAAGCAGCTCGGAATATCAGAGTTTTCAGTTGCTCGAGACAAAATGTTAGGCATGGTACGACTAGCAACCAAATATCAGTTTAGAAGTCGAATAATTGGGGCTTGAAAGTCAGGGTGTAATGTGGCATATTTCTGTTATAGTGATCGAAGTGTTATGTAAAGCACTAGATTAATTAAGAAGCTCGCCAAATGGTGGGCTTTTTTATTGCTATTTTCTAAAAATAATTTTAATTTAATAACTTACAAATATATGTTTTTAAATTAAAGTGGGATTTATGGGAATTAAGAGTAGTACAGAAATCAATGATTCAACAAACATCTTTAAAGACTTTAAAATTGAGAAATTGACCCCTGAGCAAGAAGAAAAACAACTTAAAGAGATGTTTAATGAGGTAAAAATTAACTCAATTGCATCAGATATAGCTAAGTTTCTTTATTCTGCAAAAGCTAAAATTGATGTTTTAGAATATAAAGTTGGCGAAAAAAATAAGGGCAAAAGCCCTAGGCATGATGATTTAATTTCTTATAGAGATATAGTAAAAAAAGAGATTGAATCTAATTTAAGAGTACAAGAAAATTTTGAATTGGATAATTTTAAAGAAGAATACACCCAGAACTCATACGATAGAGTTAAAGAAAAATTAAAGAATCTCAATAATGCTGAACTGCTTCTTGGGTTTGAGTTTATTTTGGATGAATTGATTCATGAACGTGCTTATAAATATCACATTAAACAGTTTGAAGAGAAAGTAGATTTGGAAGACTTATTTGATGCAGAAGCAATTTCAAATATTGAAAATCATTTAAGCCGTTAGGGATTAGAAGTAATAATTAAAAGCTCGGTCATTTGATCGGGCTTTTTTAATGCCAGGAGAAAAGTCATGCCCAGTTTCAAAAGTTTGCTAATTAGATAAAGACTGTTTAAGCAAACGCGTTTAGATCCCACGAAAGAGGGTACAACCCATGCAGTTCATCAAGCATGAATAGGATATGCAGGAAAGTGATTATCTGATTGGGAGTGATGTCCCGCCTTAAAATGACAACGAAACCGAAAATTGATTAGTACTGTGCCTATTTAGTGGCAATCAAAGTAGGGGGTAGCTATGGACCACAGCATAGAACTTCTGTGGTGATCAATTCAAAATCAGATCAGTTGTGAATTAAACGTGATATTTATCAAAAAATTACGAAATAAACTGTTTGATTGAATAGCAAATATCGAGTAATTTTTCCATTAGGTTAGATGAGGTTATAGATCATCTAACTGAGCGAATCGATTGACACTCGGAAAGACGAGAATTACCACAAATGCTTACAGAAATGTGAGCATTTTTAATGCCCCGAGAAATGTTTTTCGTGTAAGCAATATCGGGGCTCCTATGGCGGCTTTCTTTATTCCTGGTGGTTTGTATTGAACGTCGCCACCCAGATTCTAATTAGGGTTAATTCATGAAATATTGGTTTATTTTTAATTCTTATTAATTTTTTCACAAAAAATTCACGAATAAGTATGCATGATTGCTGCTAGAAACAGCTGTAGTTTCTGAATGACCTTCCAAGGTCCTTAGTTTATAAGCCCACACCCAACTACTACTGGAGTGGGCTTTTTTTTGCATGGAGAAAAGTATGCTCCGATTCTTGTTCTGCTTATTTGGTTTACATGGTGCCACCGAGATTGATTACACGGTTGATGATGAAGAAATAAAGGTGTGTCGGGATTGTTTGAAGGAAGTTAAATAGACTTGCTTATAGGAATGGGTCGTATCGAGCTTTTTTTGCCTCAAGGAAGATTAGTAATGAAGCAAAAATTAGTAGTCCACCAATTGCTAAAAAGAATAAGTCTTTTGCATAAAGCCCAATCCCGAAGCTAAAAATACTTGCTATTAAAAAGCATATTAAAATTGCAGATAAAACTGTGTATTTCATGATGATTGTCGCATTAACATTTTTATTGTGTTGACAATATAACAGTATTGTTAATTTGTTATTAACAATAAATTACATTTTGCCGGACGTATTACGGCACATAAAACCCCGCTCAATATGCATTATTGGCGGGGTTTTTCTTTTCTTATTGGTGGTGTCCCATGGATGTGATCGATGCACAAAGTACTCTAAATGAATTGCACGATGAGTTGGTTAAATACCAAAACCTTAACCGGGCATTCATGAACAGCAAACAGATGGTCGCTATCGATGAAGTGATGGCTTGTATTCGTATGCGTATGAAGAACATTCAATCTAATTTGAATCAGGGGTAGCGCCGTGGATGCAGATGATCAAGCAAGACTCGATGCGTTTAAGCGTGATCTATATCGAGATATAGCTAATCGTAAACGATTGTTTGAGGCTGAGACTGGGTTGGCAATTAAAGATATTGATCTGAGCTTTGTGAATATATCAACGGTGGATCGCCCCGTTGATTATTTACTTAACGAAATCATAGTGACTGTGAGTGATCCAGATGAATGTATTGAAGTTAGCTGAGAAAGTAGGCTTAGACAAAATCAAAGATATCGTTGCTAATGCTCACGATGAGGCTGTTTATTACGTTGATGAGTGGACTGATAGCTTTGGTGGTATCCATGGCTATTGCACGGATAAGTTCTTTGTTGGGCGTGATGATCCACACACTCATTACCGATTGAGTGAACTTAAAGAATTCATTAAACAACATGAGCAAACGTCATGACATGTGCAGCATGTGAAGCAAGACGTGAATGGGTAAGAAAACAATATGAGCGATCAAAAGAAAGAATGCGGTTGTGTATCGAGCGGCTTACTAATCCAGTTGATCCAAAGCAACCTGCAGCAATCCAAGACGATGGAGGCACAGAATCATTTACTGGGTCAGATCATGGAACAGAACAACAATCTGATGGATCGGCTTGAGACTGAGCTTGATAATGATGATGAACCTAAGTCTGGTTATTTGGATGGTTAGATATGTTTCACAGTGTTGATGATGGTAAAGGCCTTCGATATGTATATGTGAATGGCAATCGTATTAAGCGTGTGTTGTGGGCTAATGAAGAACAGGGTTTAGTTTGTTTCCATCCTCATATGCGTTTATCCAAGAAGAGTAAGCGCAAAGGTGAGATATACACCCGCTTACTTCGTGGCAAGGTGACAGTGGAGTTTATTAATGAAATTACAACGACTTCAACCCAGACTTCAAACGGTTAAGCTAGCACAAGCCAAACAGGTACAACAGGTAGGTAACTCATGGCGTGATGGCAAGACTACTGCAGAGCGTGGATATGGTGGACGTTGGCAGCGATATAGAAAGCAGTTCTTATATCAACATCCATTGTGCGTGTACTGCTTAGAACAGAATAGGGTTGCTGCTGCCACTGTAGTCGATCACATTGAACCGCACCGTGGTGATCAGGAGTTATTCTGGAATACAGGGAACCACCAAAGTTTGTGCCAGTCATGTCACTCATCTGTTAAGCAGCAGGAAGAAGCAGGGTCAAAGAGCACAACTACATATGTATTCATGCCTGATTGGTTGGAGCCAATACATGGACTAACAATAGTATTTGGTTGTGCTGGGTCAGGTAAGTCCACATGGGTGAAGCAGCAAGCCAAGCCGAATGATGTGGTGCTCGACTTAGATGACTTGATTGCTGAAGTAAGTGGAAAGCCTATCTACAAAGGCAATAAGCGTGATTACGCTCAAGCTGTTAGGAAGCGTAATAGGTTACTGCTTCAGATGGCTAAACATAATCAGAGTGGATATCTAATCCTTACTGGATCAACCAGAGCACAGCGCCGTTGGTGGGTGTCCAAGTTGCAACCATCTTGTGTTCATATCATGCCAACCTCGAAAGAGGATTGTATAGATCGAATCATGAACGATGACCGCCGTACTATGTCAGTAAAACAGCAACAAATTCAATCAATTGAAAAGTGGGAAATTTAATGGGAATTATTCTTGAGTGGGTGGGGGGAGGTAAAAAGTTAGAAATATCAAAATCTTCCTGACCACCTGCCATCTCACTTGTAAAAAAATTTCCCTTTTCAGAAAAAGTTAACTTTTAAAGTTGAGGAATCGCAATGGCTTTAACAGCAAAAAGTAAAGCGTTTGCTCAAGCCGTTGTTGATGGTATGAGCAACAAAGATGCAGCAATATCAGCTGGATACAGTGAAAAAACTGCAATGCAGCAAGGTTCAAAACTTGCAAAACAACCTGAAGTAATCGCCTATATTGCAAAGTTGAAGGCTGACAAAAAGTTAACTTCTAAAGATGAAAAGTTAACTTCTTCAAAACCGAAACCTACTGCCAGTGTTCAGGTCGTAAAAGTTGAAAAAATAGAATCGGGTCCAGAGCAGGCGCATGGTCAATTTGTTGGTCGTGATGAAATTGCTTATGGCGCAAAAGACGACCCACTTGAATATTTGAAGTCGGTTTGGACAGATGAAGGTGAAGATCCAAAACTTAGACTCGATGCTGCAAAAGCTGCAATGCCATATATTCATGGAAAGGTTGCAGAGAAAGGTAAAAAAGAAACCAAAGCCGATGAAGCTAAGGCTGCCGCAAAAGGTGGCGGCAAGTTTGGAACGCTTGGTTCACAGCTAAGGAGCTAAAATGTTACATCTAGATAAATTTGCGGTTAATTTTTTCATTGATGGTCAACCACATCAGTTTGCAAGACGCATTCTGACTCAAGTACCACAAGTTGCCAGTCGTTGCATCTTCAAAGAAAAACGGTATGAGGTTTTAAGTGTTGAATGGTGCTTGGATGAAGATGCCACAAATTACGAATATCAAGCCCGAATTAATATTGAATTAAAACCAATTTAAAGCCGCCCACTGAGGCGGTTTTTTAATGAGTAAAATTTATGTCAGCAATGCTCCCAGACTGGACAACCGCTTGCCCAGATTGGGAGAAGCGTATTGTTGCAAAAGAATCACTCATGCCATGCAAGCCGTTATTTCCTGAAGTAGCGGATATTGCCTTAAAAATTTTTAATGAATTAATCCTGGTCGATGTGATGGATAGCCCTAAAATGGGTGATGTCACATTGCAATGGGTATTGGATTTCGTTCAAGCCATCTTTGGTGCTTACGACCCGGTAGAAAAGAAGCGCTTAATTCGTGAATTCTTCTTACTGATTTCCAAGAAAAATACAAAGTCTACGATTGCTGCTGGAATCATGATGACCGCTTTGATCTTAAATGATCGAATGTCAGCTGAATTAATCATTCTTGCACCCACAAAAGAAGTTGCAGACAATTCGTTTAATCCGATTCGTGACTTTATTCGTGCAGATCCAGAACTATCAGAGATGCTTAATATCTCTGAGCACACCAAGACGGTTACTCATTTGGGTACTGGTGCAACATTAAAAGTAATTGCCGCAGAAAGTAACGCAGCAGCCGGTAAAAAAGCTTCAATTATTTTGATCGATGAGATTTGGCTTTTTGGTAAACGTGCCAATGCTGAATCAATGTTCCGTGAAGCAAAAGGTGGTTTGGCATCACGACCAGAAGGTTGCGTAATTTATCTGTCTACCATGTCCGATGAGGTGCCATGCGGTGTATTCAAACAACTTTTGGATTATGCACGCGATGTTCGTGATGGCATCAAAGTGAATAAACAGTTTCTACCGCTGATTTATGAGTTTCCAAAATGGATGCTCGAAGCCGGTGAACATTTAAAGATTGAAAACTTTTACATCACCAATCCAAATTTGGGCGCATCGGTTGACCTGGATTACCTGATCAATGAGTTTGAAAAGGTTAAGGATGCAGGTGAGGAGTCACTAAGAGACTTCTTGGCCAAGCATTTAAACGTCGAAATCGGCATGAACCTACGTGCAAACCGTTGGGCAGGTGCTGAATATTGGCTGCAACAGTCTAAGAATTTCACTCTAAGCAAATTAATTGATCAATCAGATGTGATTACTGCCGGTATCGATGGCGGTGGTCTGGACGATTTGCTCGGATTTGCGGTACTGGGTCGGCATGCAAAGAGCCGTAAATGGTGGCTTTGGAATCATGCCTGGTGTTTACGAATAGCTTTAGAGCGTCGAAAAGAGAATGCGCCTAAATATTTAGACTTCGAAAAAGAAGGAAGTCTAACGATTGTGGATTCCGTAGGACCTGATATTGACCAGCTTGCCCAATATGCCAAGCAAGTTTATGACAGCGGCAAGCTCGATAAGATTGGACTCGATCCATTGGGTTTGGGTGGTCTTTTAGATGGCTTGCTTGCTGTTGGTATACCGCAGGAACAAATGATTGCTGTAGCGCAAGGGTACAAGCTCGCAGGGTACATTCAAACGACTGAGCGTAAATTAGCGGAAGGTAATTTATATCATGCAGGTCAAGACTTAATGACCTGGTGTGCTGGTAATGCCCGGATCGTTATGAAGGGCAATGGCATGATGATTTCTAAACAGGAATCTGGTACCGCAAAAATTGACCCATTGATTGCCACGTTTAACGCTGTTGCATTGCTTAGTCTTAACCCCGAGCCGATAAATAAAGATTACGAAATACATTTCATATAACCGCCTTCATTGGCGGTTTTTACATTTTAAGGAGAGCCTTATGTCCGCTCTACATAAAACGTTTGGCTCTGTCGAGATTAAGAGTCTGGATGAGCAAAAGCGAACCTTTAAAGGGGTTGCAAGCACACCTAATCAAGATCGTGCCAAAGATGTGATGGTGCCAAAGGGGGCTGATTTTGATCTACCTATGCCTTTACTTTTCCATCATGACCCGCGTTCAGCTATTGGGCATGTAACAAGCGCCAAAGTCACGGCAAATGGGATCGAGGTTGAGATTCATATTCCTGAAATTGAGGAAGAAGGCGACCTTAAGCGCGAAGTTGATAAGGCTTACCAGTCATTGAAATACGGATTAGTTAAAGGTCTATCGGTCGGTTTTATCCCGAATTGGGATGAAGCGGAAATGATTAAAGGGGGCGGCGTCCAATTTAACTCATGGGAGTGGTACGAGCTTAGTTTGGTGACTATCCCTTGTAACCGTGAATCAGAAACAGAATTTTCAAAAGCATTTGAGGAACACAAAGCCGCGTTGGGCATTAAACCTCAGACCGTTCCAGGTGGCGATTCATCTGAACAAAAACACGTAGTCGTTAAATTAAATTGCCCAACAAAGGGTGGAGTGAAATTATGAAAGAGTATTTAGCGAAGTTGCTTAAAGCATTGGCTGAAAAAAACCAAGCAATGCAAACAGCATTGTCTAAATCAGCAGCAGCTGGTAGTACGCCTGACGAAGCTACTGAAACTGAAATTCAAGCAATTGAAAAAGATATTTCAGCGATTGAAGTGAACATTGAACGTACTAAAAAGCAAATTGCTGCGGTAGAAGCAGCGGCAAAAACCGCAACTCCTGCCGCTGGTCAGACTGCTGAAGAAGCTAAAAAATCAGCTGAAGGCAACCCAGATCCTGAAGGTAAAAAGCCGAAAATTGAAATTGTGCCACTCGCTAAAGGTGTCGGTTTTGCTCAATATGCGCGTGCGAAAATTTGCTCTCAATTGGATGCAAAAGAAAGCCGTTACATTTCCCCGCTCGATAAAGCTAAAGAGCTGGGATTTGGTGATGAAGTTCAAGACCTTATTGCAAAAGCAACTTTGGGTACCACTACCGATGGTGGTTTTGCATCAAAGTTGGTAGCTGAAAACCGTTTAGTTGGCGAATTTGTTGACATGCTTCGTGCTGCAACTGTATTCGATCAGCTTTCTGGTTTCCGTGCAGTACCTTTTAACTCGAAAATTCCAAGCCAATTAACTGGTGGTACCGCTTCATGGGTAGGTGAAGGTGCAGCGAAGCCTTTAACCAATCCAACTTATGGTGAAGTGGAAATCAAAGAGCACAAGCTTGCTGCTATCACTGTTTATACCCAAGAATTGATGCGTCGCTCTGATCCAGCAGTAGATATCTTGGTTCGTGATGATTTGATTGAAGCGTCAAAAACTTTGATTGATAGCACATTCCTTGATGCGGTTGCAGCAAGCGCAGTCCGTCCTGCAGGTGTTTTGAATGCCGTAGTTGCTACTGCTAACACTGGCACCACGGCAGAGGCGTACGAAGCCGACTTGATGGCCTTAATCGATAGCTTTGTAACTGCAAACCTTTCTCTTGATGGTGCATATATCATCATGTCAGAAACACGCGCAGCGCAAATCAGCTTATTGCGTGATGCATTAGGAAATACCTATTTCCAAGGCATGTCATTACGTGGCACACGCACACTGATGGGTATTCCGGTGATTACATCTCAAACGGTTGGCAACAAGATCATTCTTGTGAAAACCTCTGAAATCCTGCTTGCGCAGGATGGTGGTGTGGATGTGTCTTACTCTGACCAAGCAACTTTGGTCGATGGCTCTACAACCCATCATTTATGGCAAGAAAACAAATTTGCGGTACGTGTTGAGAAGTTCATCACTTGGGCAAAACGTCGTCCAGTTGCTGCCGCATTCCTTGATTACACAGTAACACCTACACCGTAATCACCCAAAAACAGCTCCTTAACCGGGGCTGTTTTTATATCTAAGCAACAAAATTGTTTAGCTATGAGAACAGTCTTATGAAGATTAAATATTTAAAAAATGCACCACAGGGTAAGCCCGGTGATATTTCAGAAGTTCCGGATATGCAAGCCAATATTTTAATTAAATTGAAGTTGGCAGAACCTTTTGATGATCTTGAAAAAAGTGATTGCGAAGGTGAATTGGTTGCTAACACTGAACCTGTTGAACCTGTTGAACCTGTTGAACCTGTTGAACCTGTTGAACCTGTTGAACCTGTTGAACCTGTTGAACCTGTTGAACCTGTTGAACCTGTCACAAAACCAAAAACAACGCGCACACGTAAAGCAAAATAAGGCGGTAAATAATGGGCATTTTTGGCAATTTATTTAAGAAAAAATCGCTTCAAGGTGTCCAATCTGGTGGCGGTTGGAGATCTCTTTTTGTTCAAGAACCCTATTCGGGTGCGTGGCAAAAGAACGATGAATTAACACGTGAAGATGTAACTGCACACCATGCTGTTTTTGCTTGTGTATCTTTAATTTCACAAGATATTGGCAAGATGCCGATTCAATTAAAGAAGCGTGAAAAAGGTGTACTTGTTAACGTAGAGATACCAAGCAAATTCCGAGTATTAAAAAAACCGAACCGCTTTCAGATCTGGCAACAGTTCAGTGAAAATTGGACTACATCGCTTTTGCTTCGTGGAAATACTTATATCCTAAAGCGCCGTGATATTTTTGGTGAAGTGGCTGAGTTGGTAGTTTTAAATCCGGATATGTGTAAGCCGTTGATTGATGATAATGGGAATGTGTTTTACCAACTTGGGGATGATCGTTTAACACAAACTGATTCAGTCATTGTGCCAGCATCTGAAATTATTCATGATCGTATTAATTGCTTTTACCATCCATTGGTAGGTCTAACACCAATTATGGCGTGTTCACTGGCAGCAGGTCTGGGTATTGAGATTCAAAAAGGCTCACGTAATCTTTTTAGAAATAATAGCCGACCATCTGGACTATTAACTGCACCCGGGCCAATTTCCAAAGAAAATGCAGAGGATGCGCAAGCACGATGGAATGCAAATTATTCTGGTAGCAATTTAGGGAAAACAGCAATCCTTGGCGACGGCATGACATTTAGCACCATTGCAGTAAATGCTGATGATGCTCAGCTCATCGAGCAATTAAAAATGACAGCTGAAGTTATTTGCTCGGTCTTCCATGTGCCATTGTTTAAAGTTGGTTTAGGGCCTACACCTACAGGTAAAATTTCAGATTTAAATGAAATTTACTATTCTGATTGTTTGCAGAGCCCAATCGAAGCGCGTGAAAACTTGTTAGATGACGGATTGGAGCTTAAAGAGAGTGGTGTTGAGGCTTTCTTGGATATTAATGTGCTGATTCGTATGGATTCAACCTCACAAATGGCACGTTTAAAAGAAGGTGTGGGTGCCGCAATTTTAACGCCAAATGAAGCACGGGTAGAGGTTGGTTTATTGCCAATACCTGGTGGCGATACTGTTTATATGCAGCAGCAAAATTACTCACTTGCAGCATTGGCTAAGCGTGATTCAAAAGAAGATCCATTTAACACGAATTCAGCACCAAAAACAGAGCCAAAACCTACTGAAGCAGACTCGAAAAGCTTATACAAAGGCGTTTTCAAACCTGAAAATCAGTATGAAATAGGGCAGTTTGTCACTAAAAATGGCTCACTTTGGCATGTTGAAAAAGCTCATTTAGGTGAATTTGATCATGAAAACTTTAAATTAGTGCAAAAGAAATGGGGTGATTCATGAGCATAATAACCTTGCCAGAAGTTAAAGGACATTTGCGTTATGACACTGATGACAATGACCAAATGTTGGAAATGTATATTAAGGCCGCTGAAAATGCGGTTTTAAATTATGTGACGGATACGTTTGAAAACAATGTTTATCCTGATGCTGTAAAGCATGCAGTATTGCTCATGGTAGGTATGTTTGATACCGATCGAGAGCCAAGCAAAGAATCGGTGATTGTAGATAATTATTTGCCGGCACCAGTTCGCGCTTTGCTTTATCCGTATCGCACACCAACGGCTATATAGGTGATTTATGTGTTGTAAGTGCTGCAATTGCTGTAATAAAAATCATGGTGGATATCAACCTAAGGCTAGACCAATACCACCGGAAGTTCAGCGACCTTCAATTATTATCGATGGGCCAGAAATCACGTATAGCCCACCACGAAAACCATAGGTGATTTATGCAATCAGGCAAATTAACCCATCGAATCACCATTGAGTATGAAACTGAAGGTGAGCAAGATAAGGTCACAGGATATGTGCCTACCATCTGGGCTGAGTTCGCCAAAGTTTGGGGAAAGCTCGAAGCCTTATCCACAAAAGATCAATTTCAAGCCCAGGCTATTAATTCAAACATGACAGCACGTTGCAAGATTCGATACAGCACAAAAGCAAGTCAGATCAATTCAACCATGCGAGTGTTGTTCCGTGGCAAGTATTGGAAAATTGATGGTGATCCAATTCCAGATAACCAAAGCGGTCTGGAATGGCTCACTTTGAACTTAGCTGAAGGTGAAAGTAATTGGGAAAGTGATTGATTTTACAGTATGATTATTAATCATTCTGCGCAGAGAAGGCATATGGTTTTACATAAAATAAAGAACCAAACATTAAGAGACTTTATCTTTTATATGGTCGCTTTTTCATATCTTTATTTAGGTATAGTTTTCTCTCTGCTTTTTTCTGATTTTAAAGATTATTTGCTCTTCACTATCTTTTGGTATTGCATATTGTTTGCGATGTTTCCGTTGTTTTTATGGATTAAGAAAATACTTTCTTATTAAGCCTCCTCCCGGAGGTTTTTTATTGCCTCCGAGGTGGCTATGGCAGTCGAATTAAATATTGAAGGCATGGATCAGTTAAAGCGCAAACTTGATCAGCTTTCAAATCCAAAAAAAGCCAAGCAGATTGCACGTAAAGCAGGTCGGCAAGCAATGAACCTTGTCCGTGATGCTGCACGTGCAAATGCCAAGGCGATTGACGATCCTGAAACACGTGAAATGATTCATAAAAATATCGTGACGCAAGGTGGTAAAAGCCGAAATTCGAATGAAATTGTTATTCGGGTTGGTGTAAGAGGTGGAGCCGCTATGAATAAGAATTCCAATCGTGAAGCGTTGTCAGGATTATCAGGTGGAAACACCACATACTGGAGGATGATAGAGTTTGGTAATTCGCATCAGCCAGCCGTGCCATTCATGCGTCCCGCCTTATCTCAAAACCTTGATAAAGTCACAACCAAGTTTGTTCAAGTATTCGATGCTGAAATTACGAAAGCATTAAGCGGGGCACCATGACAGCACCTATTTTCGCATTGCTCAATGCCAGTGATGAGGTTAAATCCTTTCTGAAATCTGGCAATATTTTACGCACTTATGAATTTGGACTTGCGCCAGATGCGCCAATCAAACCGTATTTAGTTTGGCAGGATATTTCAGGCGATCCACAAAACAATTTAGATTGCCCGGCACGTACCGACCATTTAACGATTCAAATTGATATTTACACCACAGATCCTATGCAGCTTTCTTTAATAAAAGAGGCGGTGCGAAAGGCCCTTGAATTGAATAACTCATGCACAGTAACAAGTTTGCGAGGCAATGAGCGAGAGCCTGAAACAAAGCTTTATCGAACTGGCTTTGATAGCAATTGGTTTGTAGATAGATAAACAAAATTTTCACATAGCACCCAACCGGGTGCTTTTTTTATGCCAAAAATTTGAGGAGTAGCTACTCATGGCAGCAGTAAAAAAAGGCGTTTTATCCAACGGTACAGCGGTATGGATTGTCCATGGTACTGTTCCAACATTAACAAAAATGGCTTGTATTAAAGCTTTAGCACTTGGTGATGATAGTACTGCTGAAGTAGATACAACATGTCTAGAAGAGACTGATACAAAAACTTCGGATTATGGTCTTACAACACCTGGTGAGGGTTCGATTCAGATTGATACTGATCCTAAAAATCTATCACATATGACTTTACTGCAACTAGCATCTGAAAAAGCAAAAATCCATGTGTATGTAGGGTGGTCTGACGGTGTTTCAGAGCCAGTTTTGACAGGCAGTGATATTGAACTTCCTGAAACCCGTACTTGGTCGCATTTTGAAGCGATTGTTCGTAAAGGATCGCCAGTGTTTGCAACTGATGCCTTGGTGAATCACACAATTCCTATGAAGCGCCAAACCGAAGTAACTGAAGAATTTAAGGTGGCTCCATAATGGCGAAACTAACTTTAGAGAAAGCCAGAAAGGCAGTTGGTATTGGGAGTTTGGTTGAAAAAACAATCAAGTTTCGTGATGTAAATGGAAACCCATTTGAAGGTGAGATTTTTATTAAAGTCTTATCATCTGAAGAAGTATCAAATATCACTGATATTTTGAAGCTGAAAAAAGATGAAAAACACACCATGGAACAATATCGCGCTGCTATGTTGGTTCAGGCTGTTTTTGAAGGTAAAGACAAGCCATTTTTCCCTGATCTGCAAAGCACTGGTCAGGTAACTGATGAAATGAAGGTCGCTATGTATTTCGCTGCTGATGAAGTGATTAACTTTACGGGAAAGTACTGGCTCTTGATGAAGAATCAGAGTTCTACTGCGAACTCGTCAGCTGCGGAATCGGTGGAAGCACCATCGCAGAAGCAAAAAGAAACCTAAGCAATACTGAACTGCAAACATGGAGATCCTTTCGTCAAAAGAGAGGAACCCTGTTTGTGGGTCGAAGGTTGGAACAAGAATTCGGGCGCTTATTTGCCAGATATATGAATGCTAAACTTCCAGAAGAAAAGCAAATAGAAGATGCGCGTATTTTTATGCTGCATGAAGAGATCCAAGAACTAACCTTTGAAGAACAGAGAATGAAAGACATTGAAGGGAAATCAGGTTAGCTTGGTTTCCTTTTCACCTAATAATTAGTATCTTGTTCTAAATAAAGAAGGCATAAGATATGAAAAAACATTTATTAACTTTAATTTTTATTGGTTTGGTATTGGGTGGATGTGTAAGCCCAGCAACTCAAATGATTAACAATAAATTTTTAGATGCGGAAGTTACACAGCCTGAAGCTACTGGTATTTGGACAACTGCTGCAGCTGGTGGCTTGTCAACTATTAAATTAAATCAAGATGGCACTGGGGTGATGTGTGAAGATAATGGACACAGCGCTAATGTATATCAGCTTAGAAATTCTAATAATTTGATTTACGTTCAAAACGGCATGTCTTTAAAAAAGACTGTTATTAACAAAGAATTTTTAAATTTAAGAACCACACTTTCTGCTTTTAATATTGACATGAAATACCAGGCTGACAATGAATTAAAGCTTGCATCTCCAAAATGTGCTCAAGAACTTAAATAAAGCTCAAGCACATCAACCAAACCTCGCGAAAGCGGGGTTTTTTATTGCCTAGAGGTTTATATGAGCGCCAAACTCGGAACATTAACTTTGGATTTGGTCACACGGACCGTAGGCTTTACAGCACCAATTAAAGCAGCAGAAAAGCAAACTGTAGTTAGTTTTGATGCTATGAAAAAAAGTGCAATTGCATATGGAGCTGTGGCAGTTGCTGGAGCGGCTGCAGTGGGTGCAGGCGTATTTGCAATGGCTAATGAATATGCCAATGCCGCACGCGAACTGCAAACATTTGCAAGTATCTCGAATGCAACTACACAAGAATTTCAAAGAATGGCGGTTGGCGCTGAAACCATGGGTATCAGCCAAGAAAAGTTATCAGACCAACTCAAAGACTTTAATGAAAAGCTTGGCGAATTCATCACAATAGGTTCCGGTGGTGCGGTAGATTTCTTTGAACAGATTGCGACAAAAACTGAGGGCTCAGCTGAAGGTGCCAGAAAACTTGCACTTGAAATGCAGAATTTGTCTGGTCCTCAAGCTCTTCAACTTTATGTAGATAAATTAGAAGAAGCAGGCGTAACCCAGCAGCAAATGTCTTTCTATTTGGAAAGCATGGCCTCTGATACGACAAACCTTATTCCGCTTCTAAAAGATGGAGGTAAAGGGTTTGAATATTGGGCAGATGCAGCTGAACGTGCTGGCGCTATTATGGATGAATACGCTATCGCAAAGGCGAATGAATTGCGTGTTCAGATGGACTTGCTTAACTTGCAAGTCGAAGGTGCAAAAAATCAATTCATCCAAGGCTTAATGCCAGCACTTGTTTCAGTGGGTGATGGCATGTCCAATGCCGCCGTAGAAACTAATCTTATGGCAGATGCAGGTGAAACACTGGGTGAAGTCTTTAAAGGTGTGGCGGCAACAGGCATGGGAGTTTATGCAGTTGTTAAAATGCTATCAAATGCGATTGCTGGTTTGTCATTTGATGCAGTTAATGCGAAGAAAACCATAGATCTTGCTGCTGAAAAAGGCACATGGGCAGATAAATTGCCAGGTGTGAAGTTTGCCAAAACAGCGATTTTTGGTGCGACCATGATGAAAGCACCGGATAGTGGCGTATCTATGGCAGCACAGGACAATGCAAAAGTTGCGGATGATGTTGGTGCCGCTATCAGTAGAATTTATAGCGATGCTGTTAATCAGTCTGTTTCAGCAATGGCTAAAATTCAAGGTAGCCAAGCTGGCGTAACCAAAGGTTCTGATGAGTGGATTAAAAAACAGAATGAGGCAGCCAAGGCAGCATCAGGGGTAAATAAGGCACTGCAAGAGCAAGAGCGTTTACTTGAACAACAGAGGCGTGATCGTGAGCAAATCTCTAAAGCATATTCTACTGACTTTGAAAGTATAAATGCTAACGAGCAAGAAGAATTGCAGCGCATTCTTGGAGCAGGGTTTACATCTGCTGATCAAGCTAAATTCACCGATTTGGCAAAAATGCGATTTGAGGGTGAGCGAGCAGAATATTTTAAATCGCTTAATCTTGAGTTAAACCAGTACAAGTGGACTGAAGAAAAGAAACTTGAATATGCCTATCAGCAAGATAAACAAATTGCTGAAAATGACATTAGATTTAGTGGCGTAGTTAAAGAAGCGAAACTCAAATTTCTTGATGAGCAATATGCACTAGAGCTTCGAAAAACTCGCTGGCATGCATTAGAAATGCAACAAGCTATGCAAGAGTCAATTCAAAGACTGTCTTACGGTGCTGATGATATTTTCGCACAAGCTACTATGCCGGCAGGCGAGTATGCTCGTTGGTCAATAGAAAATGATCGCTCAAATGCAAAGTCAGGACTAAAAAATCAGCGTTTAGGTGTTGAACAAGACATCATGACGAGTGACTTGTATTCAACGGACGATGAGCGATATGAGGCATTACTTGAAGCCCATAAAGAATATCGTGATGGCATGGCTGCGATTGATGTTGAGTATGCTGAGCAAGTAAGGGAGTTGGATGCACAGCAATATACTGATTCAATGAATATGTATGGAGCTTTGTTATCTCAAGCCAGTTCAGTTTGGGGAGATATGACTCAGCTCGTCAAAGACAGCCAAGGTGAGCAATCAGGCTCATACAAAGCTATGTTCTTGATGCAGCAAATGTTTGCAATCGGTTCGGCTTTGGTAAGCACTCACTTGGCGGCAGCTCAAGTAATGGCTGATCCAACAGCTTTAACACTTGCACAAAAAACTATGTATTCCTCATTAATCATGGGAATGGGTTATGCGAATGTGGGATTGATCGCTGGTCAAACTATTGCCGGCATGGCCCACGATGGTATAGACGATATTCCAAAAGAGGGTACATGGCTTTTAGATAAGGGTGAGCGTGTTGTTGATAGTCGAACTAATGCTGATTTGAAAAATATGATTGCAGAGGGAGGTGCATCTAAAGCACCCAATGTAAATCTCTACACCTTACCTGGTGAAACAGCTGATGTATCTTGGAATAACGGGGAATTAGAGGTGCGTATTCGTAAGATAGCAGAAGAGCACATAGTGGGCCAATTAAACAATCCTAATAGCCAAGCCAGCAAAACCATGAAGCAAAATTTTAATGTAGCGCAAAGACGATAGGAGGCTATATGCTAGAACTAAACAGGCTTGCATATTGTGTTCAGCAATCCGGCTACACAGTGGATTTTGGTAATGATGTAATTGCTCAAAATCTTGATGGGGGTCCAAGCCGCTACCGTCGAGATATCCGCAGAAACTCGCATTTGGTGAGTGTTAGTTGGGTGGTTAAATTAAGAGGCTATCAGTATCTAACTGCTTTTCATCGAGTGTGGATGCGCAACCCATCACAGCCATTTTTAGCCAAATTAATTATTGATGATGAGCTGAAAGATTATGAATGTTTCTTTAAGTCTGCTATTCAGCTCAATTCAAAAAATGGACCTGTTTATACACTCTCCGCACAACTAGAAGTCAATGCATTGATTGCTGATGACGCTATGGATGATGCGATAGTGGTATTGGGTGGTAACTCACCCGATATATTTGAGCCTCTTGAAGAATTAGTAAATAAAGATTTTCCGAATGCACTGGGGGGTTAGATGAGTGATTACACCTCTTTTTTTCTTAACGCAAAAGGCGGCTTGATTAATCTTGAATGTATTGAGATTAGTCATTCCAATTTTATAAAACCGTTTCGGTATGTGAGAAATGATACTTCGGGGATTACTGTTACTCATGAGGATGGTCAGAATTATTTTTATGAATATCAACTTTTTGAAGTCCAAAGATCAAATGTGACCAATGATATTGATCAGGTTATGAGTATTACTTTTGCTGATACTGATGATGCGCTGCTTAATGCCATGAAAAATATCACTACGAATGAACGTCCTGTTTTTAAATATCGATCATATCGTGATGATGACCTAACTGTGCCGATGGTGGTTATACAAACACTGGAAATTGCATCAATGAGTAAGAATGCGCAAGGCTTTGTAACTTTTGAGGCTAGAGCGCCAGAACTCAATTCGGCAAAAACTGGCGTTACTTATACGCTTGACCGCTTCCCATCGCTCCGGGGCATATTGTGATAAATGACCTTTTTGATCGTGAATATACTCAAGACTACACATGTAATGAATTTGCTTGTGAAGCATGGGGGGAAATAACTGGTGAAAATTTAGCTGAACGCTTGAATAATCACTTGAATGGTATTGGTGACTTTGAGCAACTAAAAGAGCCCATATCTCCCTGTATAGCTTTCTTCTCAAGAAACCCGAAAAGCCCAACACATGTTGGGCTTTTTTATGACCAAAAAATTTTACACCTATCGCCAAGGGGCGTGCAGCACATGCCGATGGAGTACGTGATGATGGGATTTAGGACGGTGAGTTTTTACAGATGAAACAAGTACACATTCGTAGAGATCCATTTAACAAAGACACATGGACCACCGAAAATACAGAAGATATTTGTGCATATTTATCTGAGCAATTCACGGTATTTCCTGAAAATGCACGTATCTATCATGGCGCCGTTGCACAAAAGAACGATGTAACTCCAATTGATGAGCGGTCTATTCAGCACTTACAGGGTCTGGAAGGTGAATTTTATGTAGTTGTTTATCCTGCCGAACTTCTTACTATTATTTATTGGGTTGTGGTAGCACTTACTGCTGCATTAAGTATTTACACTTACATGACAATGCCAAAACCACCCACAGGTATTGATCAAAGCTCAGCGAATAATGATTTAGGTCAGCGCCAAAATAAAACACGGGTCGGTGGTCGAATCCCTGATATTTTTGGAACAGTAAAAGCTTACCCGGATTTAATCGCGCCAGCCTATCGTTATTATGAAAACAACACTGAGATTGAAGAAGTTTTAATGTGTCTAGGCAATGGCCACTATGAAGTTTCTAATTTTAAAGAAGGCGATACGTCAATCAGTCAAATACCAGGGATAAGCGTTTCTTCTTATGATCCTGGCATGAATATCACAACAGGAACTCCAACGTATCGCTACGGTGAAATTCTAAATTATGCTCCACTGGTTGCTAAGCAGTCCGTAAGTATTGTTGATCGTGAACTACCTCAGCCGAATACTGCGCAAGTCGCAAACAGCACAATGACGTTTACTAGTCCAAACCTCATCAATGTTTCAGGCACAGCATTTGCTGCTGGAGATAAAATTATTATTGATGGTGCTGTATTTGGTATTGCTGACGCTGTTTTATCTGGAACAACGGACATAGGTTTCACAAATAAGGTTTTAACTGTTGCCACCACAGCAAATATTAATAACCCTCAAAACTACAAGATGATTGAGATTCAGGTTTTATCGGCTGTCGACCCTAATGGTGGAGCATTAAACTTAGCGGGTAATTACCCAGTCTTAAATATTGTGAAAAGCAGTTCATTTGTTTACGAAATTCACCTTGATACTCCGGAAAAGATAAATCAAAACTGGTTGCTTTTAACTGATGATAATTCATCATCAATGTCGTCAGTATTGACAAAAAATACCGCAAGTATTGATTTGGATGGTGAATATACAATCTCAACTGTTGAAACGGATAAGATTGTTTTATCTGCACCAGATGCGATAAACCCCGACTGGTTGAAAATCAATGGAACACTTGGCGGGGAGTGGGTTGTTTTATATGGATCTACGGATAACTGGCAAGGTTGGTATGAGGCATACGGTGAATATGACAGCATTATTGTGAATTTCTATGCACCGCAAGGCTTGTACTATATTGGCAAAAAAGGATGGAAAGATGCAATCAATATTGATGTTGCTGTTGAGTATCAGCAAATCAATAGTGATGGCATCCCGATTGGCTTGTCAGTTTTAAAACAATCAACAATGTATGGGTGGTCAGGTGGAGGAATGACAGAGCCGATCGGCATATCTATGAAGCATGAATTTCCATTCATTGGAAATATTCGATATCGAATCAGAAAAGTTACCGTAGTTTCAAATAACGGTAATACAAACGTGCACAATGTAACATGCCGCTCCGTTTTTTTGTGCTCAAAGCTCAATAAGCTCTCATATGAAGATGTAACCGTAATTCGTGCCAAGACCGTGAATAATGACGTTGCCACAGGAGTTCGTGAGCGTATGTTGAATTGTATTTCATCTCGCAGGCTACCACTCAACGGAGCGGGCCAATTGACGACAACACGAAGCGCAGCACAAGCTTTAATATATCTGGCACTTGATAAAAAGAATGGCCGCAGGGATTTAAAAGAGGTTGATGTGAATCAGATTTTAGCTGAGGAGCAGAAACTCATTTCTTACTTTGGTAATTCCAAGGCTGCTGAGTTTAGTTACACGATTGATGATTCAAATCTCTCTTTTGAGGAAATCGCAGGGATGGTGACTAGCGCATGTTTTTGCGAACCAACTCGTTTTGGCAGTAAGTTGCGCATGAAATTCGAAAAACCACAAACCAATGCAGTACTCTTATTTAATCATCGCAACAAGGTGCCAAAATCCGAAAAACGCACTTACAACTTTGGTGTAAATAAAGACTATGATGGAGTTGAGCTTGAATATACCAGCCCAGTCGACGATGCTCGGGAAACATATTTAATTCCAGAGGATGGTTCAGCGAAGAATCCCTTATCAATTAAAACCACAGGTATCCGTACGCCAGAGCAAGCTAAAACGCGCGCTTGGCGAGAGTGGAATAAATTAATTTATCAGCGATTATCTTGTAATTTTGATGGTCTTGATGAGTCAAATCTGCTTGCTCGAAATGATGCATTATTGGTTGCTGATAATACTGTAATGGAAACGCAAGATGGCCAGGTTGAATCAGTAGATGGATTAATTTTAACTTTATCTCAGAATGCGGTTATTGAAAATGGAAGCAGTATTTATTTACAGCTGCATGATGGCACAGTGGATAGTATTGGCTGCCGAGCAGGACAGAATCCTAATCAAGTGATTCTAAATCGTGTGCCTTTATTACCACTTGTTGTTGATTACAATCGATATGCTAAGACAACTTATCAGATTGTCAGTGCTGCAAACACCAACAAGGATATGTTTCTTTTAACCAAAATGACACCGCAATCAAAGATGACTAACTCAATAACGTGTGTGAATTACGATTCGCGGTACTACGAGAAAGATCATTCATTTTTTTAATATTTTCAGATAGCCACCTTCGGGTGGTTTTTTATTGCCTGGAGAAAAGTATGGCTGATTCAGTAATTTCAAAACAAGAGCTTATTGACGCTCAAAAAGATGCACAAACCTTGGAGGAAATAGTAAACGGTGAGCCGGGCAAACTTGTTAAAACTCGCCTGGACCGCGAGGTTTATACATTGGCTAGTGTACCGCAAATTAACACAATGACACGTGAAGAAGTTGCTGCAGCAGTTACGCCAAAAGCCAATAAGGTAGAGGTAGATACAGCCTTTTCCAATCTTAGCACCACTGCAAACAAATATTATTCAACCCTAGCAGACGCAAATACCGATATTGCAAATATTGCCTTAAACCAATCTGTAACCATTGGTGAAACTGCAAACAGTGGGCTATGGGAAAAGAAAACAACTGGAGCAACAACCCTAACAAGAAGTCCGTATGACCCCGTGTTTATATCAAAGAATTATACCGATATGTCAGCCGGCACAATCAGTATGTCTTTAGAAAAGAAGATAGGAACAGAACCAACCTCTAGCGATTTATATCAATTCTCTGATGTTGATGGAAATATTGTAGCTTTTATTAATAAAGACGGGCTTCTTTATGCAGTTGGTTTGAGTTCTCCTGTGCAGACATTAATAAACGATCTAGGCAACTCTGTTGCAGCAGTTAAAGATAATATTAATAATTATGGCGTTGAGTACGCGCATGTTTTCACCGATGCGCTCGGCAATGTTTTAGCAACAATCGGATTGGATGGAAAGTGGCGCATAGTTGGATTAGAAGACGACTTAGTTACAGAAATTAATAAAAAGACCTCATCGACAGAACAAAGTGAAAAAGACACATCATTAATGTTAAATCGAGAATATCGAGACACATATAAAGATGCAGATAAGATTTTAAATACACTAACAATTGCGAATACTGGGGCAAAAGCACCGGTCCCAATGCACCTGTTTAAGCAAAATTTCACTTTAAACAAAACGTGGATCAGTAATATTCAGCAATTCAATTATGCAAACTCAACTCGCCTAACAATTGATAGCCCATATTTTACAGATGATGGGATGGTGCACCCTCACATAGTTGAGTTTTACAACGGATTCCGAGGGTATCGTTATATTGTGGGCATGACACCATATCGTCTCGCTAATGATTCTTATGAGAATCCATGTATTTATGGTTCGAATGATCTAATTAATTTTGAATTACTAACTGGTTTTGATCAACCTCTTGACCCACGACCGCCACAAACAGCAGGCGGTGCAGCGGCTTATAATTCAGATGTTGTTTTGACTTACGATCCTCGTACTGGTGAGTTAATTTGCATTTGGCGACAAACACTTCCAAATCCTGATGCGATCACAACTCGTTACTCGGCTCTTTGGATGCGTAAAACAAAAGATGGAATCAACTGGACTGTAAAAGAACGAATTTTCCTAGACAGTAAAAATATTGAGTCGAATGCGGGCGGTGCAGGTAGTCCTGCGATTCTCTATGACGTTAAAAGTGGTTATTGGTATTTATATGTAAATCGCCTTGACTCATCATCAACTTCACTTCGCTTGTTTAAATCGAAGAACTTAAATGAAAATTCTTGGGAGTATGTCGGTGTTGTGAACACTGGTGGCATCTTAGGTGCATGGCATCATGACGTAAAAATTATCGGTGATAAAGTTTGCATATTGTTGCATCAGTTAACGACACAGAAAAATTTGTATTTTGGAATCTCTGATGATTTCTTAAACTTCACATACACGCTAGCATTAATGACGGACAACGATGTTTATAAATCTTCATTCGTGCCGATCTTTAATTCAGCAAATGAAATATCACTAAAAATACTGTTTTCAACCACAAATTCGCCAACTTCTGACCCTGATAAGTGGCGTATGTATATGAAACAAACTAATTTTATTAATGCAAATGTGGGGATTATCTAAAAATGGCTACAGTATTCAAATCTGACAAAGTTGCAACGGTAAGCATGGGCAATATCAATGGTATTAAAGGGCCGCAAGATTTTGCGTTATTTCTTGATTTTGAAAATGGAATTTATCAATCTAAATCTTTAGGTGCAACAAACGGCAACTACACACTTACCGATGTTGTAGAAGTAACGCGCTCAAACTTATCTGGTGAGCCAATTACTGTTTCAAAACTTGGAATTGAAAAGAAAATCGCATCAACAACAGAATTACGAACAATGCTTTTGGCGAATGGTCGTTTCGGTGTATTGCAAGAAGATATACGCCAAAATTTTTTCTTGAATAGCTCTGCGCCAGTCACTCAAACAATTTCTGTTCCTGCCGGCTTGGGTAAAATTATTGTTTCATGTGTCGGCACTGGCTCTATAGTAGTGACAGGGGATGTGGCGGAAACAAACTCAACTGTTACAGAAAATACACCAAAAGCATTTACAAAGAACGCTACAGGTGTGGCGACAAATTTAACACTAACCTTAAGTGGCTCTCTATCACATGTACAAGTTGAAGTTACAAGCGGAGCAACAACTGCGTCAAGTAAAATCACAACAACGGGCGCTGCTGCTTTCAGAAATCGTGAGTTTGTTAAAGTTAAGCAATCGTTATTTGATTCGTTAATTCAAAACAAGTCTGGATTTACTGTTCTATCTCAAACTATTGATACTAACACTGCGATTAATTCAGTTAACCATGCGTCGAATCGTCTAGGTATTGATACAACCACCGGAAAAGTGATTGCAATGTCGGGCGTAAATGCGGCATTGAATATGCTTTCATATACGGTCGGTTTTGTTGGGTCCACGCCAACAACTGGAACCAATTCAAATGGAGCAATAGCGGGCAGTCAACTATTCAAGCCATACAATAATGCAATGGCAATCAACAATGGTTTTATTAAGTCAGCCCATAATGGGCTACTGAAACCAACTATTGATGTGGCTAATCCATTAACAGCATCAGGTATTACTCTCGGCCACGGCTATGATGGAGGCTATGCAGGTTTAAATGGTATTGTGACAAAGCTTGTTGTGTATGATCGAATTTTGTCAGATGTGGAGATTGTGGAAATTACAAACTCTTGGCTTTAAATAACACCCAACAAACCCACACCAACCCCGGCTTTTAATTAGATCGGGGTTTTTTATTGCCAAAATTTAGGGGGCGCAAGTGAATGAACCAAGTGCATCACTTTGGAAAAAGTTAAATGAAGTGACAGATAAGCTGCAGAAGGTATCTGAGCAGCTAATTGAATCAAATGCAATCAATAAAGGGTATCACCAAGCACTTGACCAGCATCGCGTCAAAATTGAATCACTTGAGCGTGAGAACAATCGATCCCAAGGCGCAATCGGATTATTGAAGTGGGCTTCAATGATCTTACTTGGCATTGCTGTTTCAGGTGGCACATGGACCATTAATACAATCAATCAACTTAAGCAAGACACGGCAATTATTCAAAGCCATAGAGAGGATCGTAAATGAAATTAATCGATAACTGGAAGCAGGCTTGGAAACTCAAGTCAGTACAAGTAGGCGCATTAAGCGCCTTTTTTTATGCCTTGATTTTATTCTCTGAACAGTTTGTTCAGGTCTGGAATATCATCCCTCAAGACTTAAAAAACAAGATTCCTGAAAACATTACTGAATGGGTAGGTTGTTTTGTCGGTGTGGCCATGGTGCTTGCTCGACTTAAAAAGCAGCCTGAATTACAGGGCGTAAATCAATTTGTCACAGTGACGGCAGGGCATTCGAATAAAGATCCGGGTGCCGTAAACGGTAAGTTCAAAGAGGCTGAACTGGTCTCTCAATTCCGTAATGCAGTTGCCTATTATCTACGCGAAGCAGGCATTCCATATAAAACCGACGGTGTTGGCACAACCAACCAGAATTTAAATGCAGCCATCAAACTGATTAAGGGCTCGTCTGTAGCAGTTGAATTCCACATGAATGCCGCAGCATCAAAGCAAGCAAACGGCATTGAAACCATTGCATTACCCAAAGACAAGAAACTTGCACAAGAGCTATCCAAAGCTATTGCTGACACTTTTGGCAGTCGTTTACGTGGTGATAATGGTTGGATTGATCAGAGCCAGTCAGCACGTGGAAAACTTGGATTTATCAGCAATGGCGGTTTAATTGTGGAGCTTGGATTTATTTCAAATGAAGCTGAATTGGCACAATTTAATGCAAAATACTGGACTGCTGCGAAAGCTGTAGCGATGGTTTTGATTAAGTCTGAAAAAGCTTGACGCAATATAGATTAAATGATTAAACATGTCCGTAGTCTTGGGGCCGCGGACAGTATCATGGAAAAATTAAAAGAAAGTTGGGGAACAATTAAAAAATCAGATTCAGATAAACTTAATTTGCCTTGCCTGATAGACTCAAAAAATAGAGTCGTAACCGTATTTGATTACGAAGGTAAAGAATTAGCTCATAATCCAAATGCAAGATCAGTTAGGTTTGCGGATCGGTATTACTGAAAACTCTTATTTAATGGATTTCCTAACCAAAATATAATCATGCAAAATAGCTTTTAATGAATGAGTAACTGGAGCGATTTCTTTAGCAAAATCATCACAAGCATCAACAAACCCTGTCGAAAAATGTGAATTTTGAGGGTTTGAAAAAAAAGAATTTATAAATTTTAGGTGATTGCTGATTAAGCCATTATATTGGTTGATGAGCGGCGTAATTTCAGAAAGATCAGCAAGATCCTCAAAATACTTTAAATCCACACATACTTCTTGATTGAAACCAATCAAAGGATCAAGCGCATCACGCACTTGATTTATACTAAAAGTGACATTTGCACCTTGAACACCTCGAACAGATTGTAAATATGTTGCTAACAATAAAAAAGAATTGCTAAGTTTTTTAAAAATCTCCTTTGCCTCATTAGCTAAGATGGTTTTATTGTGCTGATCCCGCCAATCATTAAATAAATAAGCGGCAATAATAGCTGCGCCAAATGTCGTCAATCCACCAAAAAGACCACCTGAAAATCCCAATGCATCTTTAAATGATTCTTTTGGAGTGTCTGCAGGAAAACCTATCCATACAATAAAAAATGAAAGTATGGTTATGATCGCTATACCTACAGCAGTACCAAGTAATACAGTAAATGTTTCCTTATTTATCAACTTGGTACTTCACTCAAAACCAAATAATCACTTCTACACCCATACGAGTAATCAAAACAACTATGCCATACACTCCAACCTAAATTTTTATCCCAAGGCTTGGCAAATTTCATGCAATGCTCAATATGGAAGTATTCTAGTGTTTTCATTTTTATTCCAATCAATAATAAAAATAAGGATCTTGACTATTTCTAGTCACCTTGTCGCAGTCTTTACACTTAATACTCTCAATTGAGTAGCGCCCATTACTTTGCTTGCCTTCTGCAGCAATAATAGAAAAATGCTGAGTGTCATTAAAACTATAGTCATCCTGTGCTCCACAAACAGAGCACTTAATAGTTTTTCTATCGCAGTAGATGTGTGGTTTGTCCATAAATTCGCCCAATGTTGTTTTCTCTATTTTAGTCAACAATAGATGATATAATAGACCTACGCAAAGATTTAAAGATTTGTTGATAAAGTCACGTTTACGTCAAGATTACGTCATATTCAAATAACTATCTGTTTTTATTAAAACAATCCTACGTTGACATCGTAGAGGTCAGCAGTTCGAGTCTGCTTATACCTACCAATATTCCAAACGTTATGTTATAAGGGTTTTAAGCGAAAACAGTAGCTTAAAGCCCTTTTTTATTGCCTATAGGTTTCAATTAAAAATATATAAGATTAAATTAAATCCTGACAGGCATTCACAATTAAATTTTATTATTACTTTGCCATACAATAGAAATCCAGGATTCATTTTATGAAGTTTTACGCTTAAGTTGCTCTAGTTGTAGAATATGTTGATTAATCTGCTGATCCATAGCCGGTAAAATTTGTCTTAAAAATTGGCAATATGAAATTCCATCGTTCGCTGAAAGCCCACCTGCTTTTACAAGCTGTTTTTGCTTTTCTAATAAATCACTGACCTGACGAAAATCAGGTTGCTGTCCCACACTCAATGAATGACTAATTGCTTCGAAATCCTGATAAAGTCGGTCACGTTGCTGAATCAATTCTATTTGATGTGATGATGGCGTTGATCTTGCTTGATCTTGCTTTATAAGTTCTTTTTTCTTCTCTAAAGAAGTATGAGTTTGGGCATTAACAACTCTTGGCTTAACCGCATCTGACTGAGACATAGCTGAAGGTTTGAAGACATAGATGGTTCCTATGAGCAACAAAGTAACCATTAATCCCATCATAATGCCAAGTCGTATAGTGTAAGCCATGCTACCAAACCTGTTAATTTTGTTTAAATTAAAAAACAGACCCAATCCAGAGTCAGGTCTGTTCAATTCATCAATTATCAGCTTATTAACGGTTCATTACTTCGTTGACCAGCCAGCCGGTGCATAACCGATACGAACACGCTGTGGATGATTGCCTACTGGCACACTCAGAACCTTTTCACCTGTGGCAAAATCAATTACGGTGACCACATCAGTCTCACTCTCTGAAATCACGCAGCTTTTCCCATCAGGACTTTGGGTTGCCCAATATGGCTTGCCTGCCGCTATCAGTTTCCCAGCTTTTAAGGTTGAACGGTCGACAATGGTTGCATAGTCATCCATGGTACCTGCCACACACAATTTCTCACCATCGGCACTGATGGATAGTCCATGATGACGAGAGTCATTTACATATTTTGTCCGGTCAGACGGAATTGTTGAGCTGCCTGGTAGTTGACCAATGCGAGTAATTTTATTCTGGTTCAGGTCATACTCGATCAAGCCGTTAAAAAACGAAACCTGTGCATAAATTTTACTTTCATCATTACTAAACACAATCGGACGCACTGCATTGGATAAATCCTTACGACCTACCGCATCTAATGCAGGGCGGAAATCAATTTTCTTGAGCACTTTAAACGTATTCGCATCAGCAATGGTGATAAACCGTTTACCCTTGGTGAAATCTTGCCATGATGCATCCATAGCGGTCTCTACATTCCCAATAGCTGAATTCAAAATTTTTGAGCCACCATCAAAGAAGATGTTTTCATGCGGTTTGTCGCCTGTTGCAAAGCGTCCTAATTCCTTACCTGTGTTGATGTCCAGAACATGAACGACGTTACCCGAAGACGCTGAGACAGCTAAGCGCTGACCATCAGGAGAAACGGCCATATGATCGGCACGAAAACCCTCAACAGGGGTACGCCAGTTGATCTTGCCCGTAGCAATATTGATAGATACCACATCTGCAAAACTTGGGCGAGATGCCACCACTGACTTGCCGTCTGGGGTTGAGTACATATCATCTACCAGCTGATCATTACCTTCCCCAGCGGTGGACTGAATATAAGTATAGGCAATCAGTTTAATTGGATTGAGGTGGATTTCCTTCAAACGCTCTTTGCGATCAGGAATCATGTTGATAACACCGATTTTACCAAAATCACCCGATGGACGAATCACCGTCACTGTTCCATCCCAGTTATTGCCAACAAAAAAAACTTGCTGACTATTTGGCGGAACAGGCGTCGTCGGTGTAGCGGCATGAATCGCGAGCGATGTGAATGCTGTAGCTGCAAGCAAAGCATTCGACGTCCATTTAAAAAATAATTTTTTGTTTGTCAT